AATACACCCGCGGCATGCGGCCGGAAGAGCTGCGAACCAGGGCTAAAGAGTTTGCTAAAAGTTTTCTGGATACCGAAAACTCGGAGGATGGGACCATCGGCGTGGCAGCGACCGGAGCGGACGCGGAAGCCAAACAGGTGGAACCACATGACTACGTTCCCAACGCCATGGCCATGAATAACGTCAACAAGCGGTTAATGGCGTATTTCGGCACAAACGAAAAGATAGTGAGCAGCACCTACAACGAAGATGAATGGAATGCGTACTACGAAAATGTTGTGGAACCGTTTGCCCAGGCTCTGGCGGAAGAGTTTACCAGAAAAATTTTCTCTCGGGCAGAGCGGGCCCGCGGCAACCGGATCGCAATGGATAGCACCAGCCTGCAGTATGCAAGCATGGCCAGCAAGCTGAACCTTGTGCAGATGGTTGACCGGGGCGCATTGACGCCGAATGAATGGCGGCAAATCCTTAACCTGGCTCCCATTGAAGGCGGGGACAAACCGATCCGTCGGTTAGATACCCAAGTAATCAAGGAAGGAGGTAGCAAATAATGCCTAAGAAAATCGAAATTAAAGGGACAATCATCCCTACAAACTACCAGGAAATTTATGACTGGTACGGTATGGAAGGAACTTCTCCCGGCAAGCTGGCGGCGTTTTTGGATGAAGCTGGCGGGGACGATGTAATCCTGGAAGTTAATTCGCCGGGCGGCTATGTTTTTGCCGGCATGGAGATGTACAACCGGTTGAAAATGTACTCTGGCAAAATTACTGCCGTAGTAATGAGCATTGCAGCGTCGGCTGCGTCGCTGATCACCTGCGCGGCTGACACGGTGCAGATGTGTCCTGTCTCTCAGCTGATGATCCACCGGGCGCACAGCTGGGCGGAAGGCGATAAAAACGAGATATACAAAACGGCGGAAGATTTAGCGAAATTGGATGATGCTATCGCTAACGCATATGTCGACAAAACCGGCATGGAAAAGGCGGAAATCTTAAAATTAATGGATGTCACGACCTGGCTGGGCCCTGAAGAAGCGAAAGAAAAAAACTTTGCTGACGAAATTCTTTTTGCCCAGGAAGAACAGCCGGCCATGGCGGCCGCCGGCGTAATCATGTTAACATCGGCCCAGGTGGCCCAGCTGGCGGAAGCCATGCGGGCGGAAAAAACGGTCAACCAGCAGCAGAAAACGGCTGCGTTGAATCTGCTCCGGCAGAAATATAATTTTTTGAGTTTGAAAGGAGAAAACTAAGATGGACAAAAAACAGTACGAAGTCAAACGCGCTGAGCTGCTGGCAAAAATGAAGGCGGCTATTGAAGCGGAGGATGTGGCCGTAGCGCAGGCAACCAACGAAGAAATCAAAGCGCTGGATGCCAAATTTCAGGCGCTGGCTACGGCACAGGCGAACTTTGCCGCCCTGAACGGTGTGGAGCGCCCGGAAGCGGTTCCGGCAATTCCGGCTGCTTTAAACAGCGCGGGCATTCCTGCGGCGAAACCGGCGAAAGATCCGAAAGCCGATGATGAAAAAATGTATGTGAACGCGTTCGCCCATTACATGATGGGGGACAAGCTGTCTGCTGACGAAGAAAAGATTTTTGCCGCAAAAAATGCAACAACCACCGCAAAAGAAAATTATGTTGTAGTGCCCACCACCGTAAGGGATGGGATCTGGCACGAAATGGAAGAACGCCACCCGGTTATCGCGGCAACGGTTCGTACCCACATTAAGGGCGATGTTGATATTTTGGTGGAAACTTCCGTCGGCAGCGCTCCGTCGTGGTATGACGAGGACACCGCTGTAACTGCGGAAAAAGCAGTAACTGCAAAAATCACTCTGAAGGGCTGCGAACTGGCCAAGGATATCCCGGTATCCTGGAAGTTGAAAAAAATGTCCGTGGACGAATTTATTTCCTATATCCAGACCAGAATTGCCGACAAGATGGGAAACGGCCTGGCTGCCGGTCTGCTTGTTGGCCTGGGCGTAGACTCCGCTACAGAAAACCCGAGACCGTCCCAGCCTCTGGGTGTAATTACTAAGCTGGAAGCGGAAAGCGGCACGCCGCAGGTAGTTTCCTATACTGCAGCCGATGGTATCGTGTACGCCAACCTGACGGGCGCACGGGCAAAAATTAAATCCGGATACGCCAGCAAAGCCCGCTGGTATGCCAATGCGGCTACCGTCTGGAACCGCCTGGCGAACGTGCTGGATGAAATGGGCCGCCCTGTTTTCATTCCGGACGCAACTTCTGGCGGAGTTGGTCGGATCTTTGGCATCGTCGTAGAAGAAGAGGATGCTGTGCCTGCTGATGCGGTACTGCTGGCCAACATGGCCGACGGGTACGCCTGCAACGTCAACGAAGACATTACCATGTATCAGGAAGACCATATTAAAGAACGCACAACCGATTACATGGGCTACGCGTTGATTGATGGCCAGCCCCTGACTACCAAAGCATTTGCATACTTAAAAAAATCCTGACGACTGATACCTCCATGGCAACACCGGGCAGCGCGATCTTCAGCCGGTCGTCTGCCCAGGATGTTGTCGTATCAGTCGATGGCGAAGTGACAGGGCTGAGGAATAACACGTCAAACGTAAATCCGGAAAACTATATGATAGGGCCCGGCAGCGTAACCATTAAAAAGGAGTATCTGGCCGGCCTTGCGAACGGCGAAAAGAAATTCCGCGTATTAATGGCTGACGGTTCCGATGTTGAATATTACATAACGGTGGGTGATTAACATGGTCAGCCTGGAAAAAGTAAAAGCATATAGCCGTATTGATACGACAGACGACGATCAGATGCTGCAGGGGCTGATTACATCGGCGGAACACCTGATTAAAGAACAGTCTGGGAAAAATACTTATATCGGGGATGGCAGCGGCGATCCTGTTGCCATTGAAGAGACGGAACTTTTCCAGACCTGTGTCTGCCAACTGGTAGAACACTGGTATGATCGGCGCGGGGCAGCGGATGGGGCACAGCTGTACCACATTCCGTTTTCTACAGATATGCTGATTGCACATTTCAAGTACAGCTGTGAATACACCCACGAATAAGCGAGGAAAAAACTATGGTGCTGGATAAAACGGTAGAAATTGTAATTAACGGGAAAACATACAAATTGTGTTATCCCATGAAATCCGTCCACGGCGCGGAAAAGGAACTCTTCCAGAACAACCTTCTGGTTACAGTGGCCCAAGGTATTAACGGCCTGCCGCCCAACCTGTCGGACATGTATACCATTTTTAAGTGGGGCATTAAAGGCGGGAATCCGGAGCGGGAATACACGGACGCGGAAACGGAAGAGCTCTATTATACGGCGGTGCGTCAGTATGATGTAATCACTGTTTTCCGGAAGGGGCTGGAAGCGGTTGAAAAAAGCGGGATTATGGGCGATACCACAAAAAAACCGCAGGCCGTCCTGGCGACCCCGACGGAGACGGCGGTAAACGACCGGGGCGCAGCTACAGAAACGCCACAGAGCTGATTGAATCGTTGGAGCCGTTCGCCCTGGGAGAGCTGCAGCTGACGCCGGAGCAGTTTGCCGGTTGTACGATGCGGGAACTGGACGCCTTGACTAACGGATACCAGCGACGTCATGAACGGCTTGAAGATCTGTTTATCATCAATGTGGCGTTACCAATCTACCGGGCGGCTTATGGCCGGAAAGCACCAACGTACAAAAAATTAACGGCTCACCGGAACCGCGCGCCTGGGTATGTCGGAACGATCGACCCGGAGACAGCGGAAAAGTGGCGTAAGATCTTAGGAGCAATCAAATGAAACACAACCCGGCAGAACTTAATCGCAAAATCACACTGCAGCGTCCTGGCCCGCCGGTACGGGATGAGCTGGGCGGCCTGCAGGAACCGGTCTACGAAACCCTGCGCAGCTTCCCAGCGAAAGTGACGCAACGAAACCAGTCGCGCCAGCAGTTTGTTGCTGACTACGTTACTGTAGACACGCGCTATTTTGTGGTAAGGGATATCAGGTCAATATATCCCGGCATTAACGCAAAATGGAGACTGCTGTATAACGGCTATACGTGGATCATCAACAAAATTGAGCTGCTGGACGAAGAAAAACCGCCGTACATCCAGATCACGGCGACAGCTATCAATGGCAGCGGGGGGATTATATGATGGAAATCAAAGTACCACTATACGCGGCCACGATGGCACTGTATCAGGCGTTGTCTGATGCGCACGCCTGCGGTTTAAACTGGTATGAAGGCGGCACGGACATCGAAGAAGTTGAAACAGATTTTCGTAATCAAGCTACTTTCTGTTACGGGATCCTGGGCGCGGCCGATGCAGATCAGAATGATAAGGCGTCAGATATTTGGGATTACAACATCCAGCTGGAAGTATACAGCAATTACCCGGGTCGGAAAGTTGTGGCTCAAAAGCTGCAGGAATTAATGGCGGCATTATGTACTTCGGAATTATGGGAGGCCATCGACGCGGCCCTGGCTCCGGAAGGGTTTACGACCATTAAAATGGACGTTGGGCCGCACCGGCTTAACCTGCCAATACGGGGCGATAATGGCACCTGGCAGTCCGGCAGCATTAATTTAACAATCAAATTAAATCAGATTTAACGAGGTGAAAAAATGGGTACTACTATCACAAAAGCTAATTACCCGGAAGCGCCTTCCGGCAGCGTAGGCGTCAGCGGCAAGCATGAAGTGGTGTTCGTCAATTACGGGGAAGGCGCTACCGCAGCATCCCCGAAATGGGAACGGGTTGGCGGCATCACCAATAACTCTTTTAATATTTCCCTGGAAGTTAATACCGTGCAGACGAAGGATACGAAATACTGGGCCGAGGGCGCTATCGTCAGCAAGAGCGGTGAGGTTTCTGCGGAAATGATTTGTAAAAAAGACGATGTGGGACAGATGGCTGTGGAGCATTTTTGCGAGGATGATGAAACCACGGAAGAAAAGAAGGCGCTGCAGTTTGCGCTGGTACGCACAGACACACTGACGTATAAAAAATTCTGGGCGGCTCCGACGTCTTTTGAAACCACGGCGGACGCAGAAGATCTGATCCAGAAGAGTTTCAGCGCTACGCTGCTGGGCGCTCCGGAAAACCTGACAGGATTCGTCCTGCCCGGCACGACCAACACGACCAATCCTTAACAGGAAGGAACAGAAATAAGGGCCGCTGCTATGCGGCCCTTGCATAAAAAAATGAGAACGTTAGAAGAGCTTGCAAAAGATATAAATGAATACATTGATAAAGGATATAAGAAAACCGTGGAGGCAGGCGTGCGGTATGCCCAGGTAATGACGCGGGCATATATTGCACGGACGCATGCGTCCACGGGGTTTGGTGGTCAAAACCTGATCACAGACGAACGCACCGGAGCGGCTAAAGGCAAAACAGTAAACCAGATAATCAAGGGGCGGTTTAGCATTGGAGCCAGCACGATCGAGTCTGTTGTATATGCCAATTATCTGGCCCGCTGGTACAATACCGGCGCGACGCAGCACACGATCATGTACGGGCCATATAAAGGACGGCTGAGCACGTACTACCCGCCGCGCGGCAAGTATTTCGAAAGCAACAAGGCGGCCATAGAAGATTATTTCGCTGGCCAGCTGGAAATGTACATGGCCACGCATATTAAGCTATAGGAGTCGAAAAAATGGCAGACGCAAAAATTACCCTGGTAACAGAAGCTAAAGACGAAGGGCTT